ACTTCTTCGCGTCGAGGACGATCCGACTGAAGGCGGCCTGCGACGCGGTGAGCGCGGCGCCTTCCTCCGTCCAGTAGCCGACCACACCGCCATACACCGACGACACGTTGGACGTGGCGTCGATCGCAGGGAACGGAACCCGCAGCGTCTCCATCGGGATGATGCGGGCCCGCTGCCGAACAACGGACTGCTCCAGCGCCACCGCGAGGAGTTCGGAGCGCAGGACCTCGGGGATGAGGAATCCGCCCTCGGACGGCACCGTGCTCGAGAAGGCGTTGCGGACGCGGGTCAGCTTCGCCTGCATGTCCGCAGTCCGGTTGGCGTTGTGCCAGATCGTCTGGAAGTACTCCGCCGAGTTCTTGAACTCGCGGTCCAGCACAGCACCCATCGCCCGCGGGTTGTGCAGATGGTTACGGGCGTTGCCGGTCTTGGCGACGGCCTGCGGGGTGAGGTCGATGCGGTCCACCCCGTCGGGCTGGTTCTCGCGCAGCCAGTTCGCGAGGATCTGCTCAGTCTGCTCCTTGACCTGCGTCGCAATGGACAGGTCGCGGGCGTGGGTGTTGCGGGCGTAGTTGGTGATGAACTCGCCGAAGGCTTCCGGCTGGGCGAAGACGCGCTGCATCTTCGCCGAGTCGGACAGCATCTCCTCCAGCGCGGCCTGGTTGGTGGGGATGGTGAGACGCTCCGGGTCCACACCACCCGTCGGGGCCGGCGGTTCGGCGATCCGGTTGTAGGCCTTGCCGATCTGGCGCGGGTCGAATCCGGCGCGGAGGATCATGCGGTGGCGGATGCCGGACACGGTGTCTGCGCGCCCCCGGGCGATTGTGGTGTTCACAGTTCTGCCTCCCAAAGGGCACGTCGTACTGCTGATTGGTCGATGACTTGGATCGGCTCGGGCGCGGTGGGCTCGGGCGCGGGAGTTTGGGGTGGTGCGGGGGCGTCGTTGGCGATGCCGGTCATGACGGCGCGCAGGTAGTCGACGGCCACTTGTCCGGCGGGCGGCGGGGGTTCGGGTACGGCGGCCGCAGGCGGGGCGTGCACGGCCGGGGTGGGGCGTTCCGGCTGTGGGGCGGCCGGGGCGTCGTTGGCGATCCCGGCCATGAGGGAGCGGAAGTAGCCGACCGCGATGGTCTGCGGGTCCGCGTCGGGCATGGTGTCTGCGGGCGGCGGCACGTACGGTGCGGCCGGGCGTTGCGGTTCGGGTGCGGCGGGTGCGTCACCGGCGACACCGGCCATCAGGGAGCGGAGGTGCTCGGGCTGGTAGCCGGGCATCGGGTCGAGCGCTGCCGTCGCGGCGGCACGGAACACGGACGGGTCGAACACGGGGGCCGCGACCGGCTCGGCGTCAGGCGCGGGCTCGACGGCCGCGGAGGTGACCTCGGGCGCGGGCGCTTCCTCGCGGCTGGTGTGCGCGTAGTTGTACACCGACAGGTCCCACGCGGCGGCCATCGCCCGGTCGTCGGGCATCATCTCTTCGTCGTCGCGCCGCATCGGCTTGCCGACCTCATCGGCGAGCCCGGCCTCTACCGCCTCGTCGGCGAAGAACCAGGTCTCTGCTGCCATGAGGCGGAGCCAGTGCTTGACGGTGCCGCCTGCGCGTTCTGCGTATACCCCGGCGATGTTCTCGGACTGCTTGTCGAGGAAGTCGGCGTACTCGCGGAGTTCGGTGGCTTCGCCTGCGGCTACTCCGGCCGCGTTGTGGATCATGAATTGGCTGTGAGGGGCAGCGATGATCCGGTCCCCGGCCATGGCGATCACGCTGGCGATGGACGCGGCGAGCGCGTCGACTTGCACCACGACCTTCGCCCGGTGGGAGCGAAGGGCATTGTGTATCGCCAGCCCGTCGAAGAGATCTCCACCAGGGGACGAAATGGACAATCTGATCTCTGGTGCGTCGACGGCCTTCAGTTCCTCCATGAAGGACGCGGCCGTGATTCCCCAACTGCCGATGTCCCCGTACACGGAGATGGATGCGTAGGGGGTGCCGCCTTCGTCGAGGGCGTTGCGGATGCGGTACCAGGTCTGTTCGCCGTCGGGGGTGGGGAGTGCTGGGCGTGTGGCGCGTCCGCGTTCGGCAATCACTTCGGGGGTGGCGGTATTCCATGATCGCCGTGTGTGGCTCATTGGTGAATGCCTCCCCGGTGCGGGATTTTGCGTGCGCCAGTCGAGGTCATTGTGCCCTATGTATTAGGGCGGTCACCGTGCCTGACCTGCGATAACGCGCGTCTACCGTTTTCGTATCGCGGGTATCGCATTTCTTTAACAGTGGGTTTTCTTAATTCCCGTCAGCCGCGTGCATGTTTACGTGTATTCGCGTACCATTCCGGTGCATGAAGGTAAACACTTCGCAGGGTGATGATGCTGCGCGGGTGGATGAGCTGGCCGCTCGCGTGCGTGCCGGTCAGCTTCCGCCGCCGGAGGAGCGGGCTCGGATACGGCAGTCGGCTCATGTGACGTTGGAGCACTTCGCGCGGGTGCTGCGGGTCAGCGTGATGACGGTCAGCAGGTGGGAGCGCGGGGAGACGGAACCGGGGCTGGATCAGCGGGCGGCGTACGCACGACTGCTACGCGAAGTCGCCGCCGCCACGGCGCCGGAAGAGGAGGGATCGGCGTGAAGCGCGAGCACAAGATCAACCACGGGTGGCAGCGCCCCAGCGACCCGATCACGCCCGAGTACCAGCACCAGATCGACCGCAGCGTCGACAAGGCCGAGACGAAATGGCGGCAGGCGCAGAAGGCCGTGCAGCGCGCGGAGAAGGCAGCGGCGCGCGCCGAGTTGCGCGCGACGCGGAAGCCGGGCCCTGAGACCATCGCCGACCGCGACCGGGCGCGGATGCTCGTGCTCCGGCGCCTCGACGAACTGCGCCAGATCGAAGAACTGATGCGCACGCCCACCCACGCACCGACCGCCGCCGTGCACCGCGCCGGGCGCCAGGACCGGCTCGAAGTCGGCGAGTACCAGAAGCCGCGTCGCAAGAAGACCCCCAAGCCGCCCGTCAAGACCAGGAGGAACCCGTGAAGGGACGCGAAGCCGTACGCGCCGCCAACCGGCGCACAGAGGAAGCCAAGGCGGAGGCCGAGGCGCTGCGTGCCGAGTTGGCCAAGGAGCGCGCCGACCGTAAGGCGGAGGCCGCCGAGCTTCGGTCTGAGTGCAAGCGACTCAAAGCCGATCACATGGCGGAAGCCTCTCGACTTGCCGTTGAGGAGGTATCCCGCAGGCTCGCCCAAGTGGAGGCCGAGCGGCGCGCTCGCGGCCTCTCAGACGACATGGTCAAGCAGTCCATGCACACCTTGGACAGACTGGTCAAGAACGCGTGTCGGTTCGTTTCGATGACGCACGGGCTGGACCCGATCGATGCCCTTTGCTCGGTCGTCACCTGGATGACTGGAGAAGACTTCATCGGGGTGTTCGATGCGGACAAGTTCATCGTCGAGTTCGGGTTTCCTCAGGATGGCTGGGTGGCCGACTTGGCGAGGTATCAGCGCTACTTCATGCGTAACGACGCGAAGAGAGTAGCCAGAGGAGATGAGGACAAGGCGTTGAACCTCGACAGGGTGGAACGGGAAGCGAAGATCAAAATCCATCCGGACTACGTATCTGAATGGTATTCACCATCCGAACTCCCGCCGCTCTAGAACTATCCGGACTGCCCGGGTTCGCGTGCACCGAATGCGGCACCACCACCAAGGAGACCCCGTGAGCAGCACCCGCAAACGCATCACCATCGACCCGCCCAGCGAGATGGTCATCCTCGCCGCCCGACACCTCGACGCCACCGAAGGCCCCGTCCAGATCGGCGCCATCGTGGACACGTCGACACGATCCGCGATCACCACCGTCCTCCGCTACATCGCCACAGCCCACAACAGCCCTGCTGTGGAGGAGCCGACCGCTGCCCGCCGCGAAGTCATCGCCGACACGATCCGCCGCTTCCCCTTCGACAACTACGGCCTCGACGACGTCTCGTACCTCCTGGAAGGAACCCCGGACACGCAGGACTGGGTGGCTGCACTAGCCGACGCGATCGGCGGCGCCCTGCATCGCGAGGAGACCCCGTGAGTGCCCCGTTGAACCTGACCGCCGAGCAACTCCGCACGATCGGCCTCGTCCTCGACGAACTCTCCGAGATCACCAAAACCCACAGGGTCAGCCTCGCCCCGCACGTTCGTCTGGAAGTCGGCCTGGACGACAACGTACTGACGGTGTCCTGGGACAGCGACGCCGAGGCCTACGTCATCGACGACCGCAACGGCGAATGAGGAACATCCGTGGATCTACTGTTCGTCCGCACCGACCCCGTCCAAGAGATCGCAGCCGAGCCCGCCACCCTCGACTACCTGCGAGACGTCCTCCGCCCGAAGGTCGTCGAGCCCCGCGCGACGCCTGAACTCCTTGCCGCAGCCCGCATGACGGGCTGGCCGCTCGTGTACGACGACACGATCCGACCCGGCTACGTCCACTGCCGACCCACACCGGGCGCTCCCGCGCCGCTCAGCGCGGCCGAGACGCTGGACTACTTCCGCCGCCTGATGCCCGAACCCGAGGAGCCGTCGTGAGCAGCACCTACCGTGTCCTCTGCCTCTCCCACGACCCCGCCATCATCGTCCACGACCCCGGCTTCAACCGGCCCGAGCAGGCCGAAGCCGCCATCGCTGACGGCATCGCCGAACACGCCGGCTGCGACCTGGTGATCGGCCGCTACTCGTACCCGCTCGTCGAACTCGGCTGCCCCGCCGCCGCAGGACGCCCGAAGCACCTACGGCCGGACGTGGTCACCTGCTACCACGGCGGCACCCGGTGGATCGACCGGGACTGGCTTCGCATCCTGGCCGCCGCCTACCAGTCCCCGGACCCCGGCATGCGGACGGCGATCGAGCAGGGGCATCAGCAGCAGTGCCTGCCGTGGGAGCGGCTACGCAGGCTGCGCGTCGAACTCGACTTCACGATCAAGGAGCCTGCCCCGTGAGCGCTGCCCACATCGTTGTCATCGTCGTCGCGGTGGCTGTCATTGCCCTCTGCACGTGGGCGGCTCCCCGCCGATACCACCTCCAGCGGTCGAAGTCCCAGCACCATGCGCCCCGAACGCTCACCATCCCTGAGCCGCTCACGGAGGCCGAGTACGAGGCGATCAAAGCCCGCTGGCTGGCCGAGCACGGCAACAATCAGGCGCCGCACCGCGTGACCAGGCTGCGCTCGGCGGACGAGGAGGAGACCGGTGCCTGACTTGCATGGCTGGATCACCCAGCAGATCGACGACCGTGAGCAGCTTGCCGAGCTGATCAGTCCCGGCGGGTACGCCCCGGACGAGTGGCGGATCGAGCCGTCGCGTAGTGGGCGGTGGGCGCAGGTCGTCGCCTACTCGCGGACGAACATCGAGCCGCCTGAGGCTGCCGTGCGTGACGGCGATCAGCCCGTCGCGCTTGTGCAGACCGAGCGGAATGAGCACCTGCTGATCGCCCTCCACGATCCGGCCTCGGTGTTGCGTCGGTGTGCCGCCGACCGGAAGGTCCTCGCCGAGCACCGGCCCCAAGGCGGCGGCTACCCATCCCACTACGCCTGCGAAGGCTGTGGCTACGACGGCAGCTACTGCCCCGAACCGAACACCGAGCACGTCAATGACTGCCCGACGCTGCTCGCGCTGGCGGAGGGGTACGGGCTCACCGAGGAGCAGCGCGCCGGGCTGGACCGGCCGGAGCCTGAGCGGCCTGCGCCGACCGGGCCCAGCCTCATCCCTGACGGGCTCGCCGAGGCCATGTACGGGCAGCTGTGGGCGCACATCATCGGCACGCGCGCGGTCGAGCCGCGCCCGGAGGTGAAGGCGCTGGAGATCCTGGCCCCCGAGTTGAAGAAGATCCCCGGCTACCTGCCCACCACCGAGGAGCAGCCGTAATGGCCCACACCGCCACTCTCCGCCTCAAAGTCGACGCCGACACCACAGCCGCCGGGGAACTCGTGCCCCGACTCAGGACCGCCATCGACGACGCTCTGACCACGGCTCGCAAGATGGGCGTGGACGACCTGGCGGGCGCTGCGGCCTACGCGGTCATGGTGGAGATCCTTCAGGTTCGGCAGGCGACGCCTGCTGAGGTTGCCGTCGATCGTGTTCGTGAACTCCACCGGAACGAGTACGAGTCGTGTGTGGAGTGCACCCACGAGTCTGGGGTGCCGTGGCCGTGCCCGACCGTCCGCGCGCTCGACGGGGAGCAGCCGTGACCATGCCGCTTCAGATCGTCGTCGAGACGTGCTGCGCCTGCCCCAATCAGTGGGACGCCTGGACCACCGACGGCCAATACCTGTACCTCCGCTACCGGTCCGGTATCGGCACCGTCGACGCCTACGACGCACCCGGCCCCGACGGCTGGACGATGCCGCCAGACGGGCGCGTGGCCCGGTTCGAAGACGATGATGAGCCGCCCGCGATCGATATCGGGCTGGACGAGTTCCTGCACCGGACGGGACTGCGGCTCGCACCGGACGCGGTGGTGACGACGTGAGCGACAGTCCGCGCAAGGTGTACCTCGCCACGGCAGGCGAGTACTCCGACTACCGCGTCCTCCACGCCTTCACCAGCAGCGACGACGCATGGGCCTACCCGCTCGGCGACGACGTCCTCGAACTCGAACTCCACGACGGCCCGGTTGAGGTCCGCATGTGGAGCGAGATCTGGTGGTGGCCGCACGAACCCGACAGCGAACGCGACGGGTTCAGCGCGGGGAACCCGAGCGAGCATCACCAGCAGAAGGACTTTGACGGGCGTCCGAAGTGGGTGGGACACCGCTGGTCACACAACCATCGAGGCCAGTCCCTTCTGGTTGTGGAGGGCTGGGATGCGCAGCGGGTACGGAAGGTGTACTCGGAGCAGCGGGCGCAGCACATCGCAAAGCAGGACATGGGCTTGACCGAGGAGACGACGTGAGCGGCAGGCGCATTCACCTCAGCGGCGAACGCGCCACCGCCTTCGACAAGGCGACAGAGAACCGCCGCGAGTACATCCGAGCGGAAAGACTCGACCAGCTGGCCGACGGCGGCGAGTCCGTGCACTACCCGGGCTGCCCTGAATGCGGCGTACTGGCGAAACACGTCGTGTGGTCCACGTACGACCGAGGTCCGGGCGGGGTGCTGGAGATCGATGTGGGCACGTGCTGGCATCGGTTCACCGTGAGCCCGGTACCAGCACACTTCGACCCAGACGGCTTCTGGTGGCACACCGCATGAGCGCATGGTCGTGGCAGGACGTCATCCTGTACGGGCCCGGCTGGGCCGCCTGCCTCATGATCCCGCTCGGCCCACTCGTCGACCGCTGGCTCGAACGCCGCTTCCACCGCCAGTACCGGGAGCGGTGGGGCGTCGACTACGACGGGCCGTGACCTGCCATCATGGCGGCATGAACACTGAGCTGACCCGGTTCCTGCACGCCCGACTGGACGAGGACGACCGGATCGCGCGGGCGGCGATGCGGCTGCCAGGCGGCGTGCCTGGCGAGCAGTGGCGCGTCTCGGGCAGCCATAGCGACGCCGGTGGCACCTACTGGAGCATCACAAACGCGAGCTCGGACATCGATCGGGTACCGACGCTTGAGATGGTCGGCAGCGGGATGAGCGGCGGCGGTGCGCATACGGAGGACGTGGCCACGCACATCGCTGCGCATGATCCGGCGCGGGTACTGCGTGAGATCGAAGCGAAGCGAAAGCTACTCGACGATCACCCGATCGTCCCTCGCGACGTCGAGCCAACCGTCATCAACGGTGAGGAGATCGGCGGCCCATACTACCCGTTCGGCTGCGGCAACTGCCACACCGAACCCGACAGTCCCGAGGTGAACGGCTTCGGATACTGCCTCACGTGGCGGGTGCTCGCTTCGGTGTACGCGGACCGGCCGGGCTACCGCGAGGCATGGCGGCCATAGCGGCAGCCGCGCTCACTCCCACAAGGCCGTCACGGTTCCTCGGCATCGGACGCCGCCCTCGCACCGCAGATAGCCGCCCGCACCATACGCAGCCCGCACCGCATCCAAATCGTCGAACTCCGTACCGTCGATCTCCGAACACGGGTCACACACCCGGCTGTCGTTCTTCTCGCTCGCGAAATACCGGGCAGTCGGCGCAGCCTGCAACGTCGCCACCCGCCCCGCGTTCTGCGCCCGATGCAACGCACCACCAAGCTGATCCCGCCGGAACCAATTCTTCAACCCCCGCAAGAACCCGCCCACCCGCTCAGCAACCTCACGCCCCACCACACCCGGCGTCAACAACCTGAGCGCCTCACGACCCGCAGACCCAGCCACATCCGCCGCCAACAGCCCGGCAGTCGCCGCAGCAATCTCCACCAACTCCGACCCGAACGCATTCGTAAGCGACCGACTCAAACGCGGCGGCTTCACCTTCACACCCTGCTCCGCAGCCTCCGCAGCCATCTGCGCGGCCGCCGCCTTCGCCATATCGGCGAGCGCACTCCGCAGCACCTTCGCCGCAGCGTCAGAGTCGACCGTGAGATCAGCCAACGCCTCTGTGTCCCCAGCGTCGACGGCCGTCTCGATCTGCTCGGCCAACTGCTCGAACTGCGCCTCACCCACCGGCTCCCACGCGGCAAGCAGGGCGGCGAGCGCCTCATCATGCTGCTCCCGCACCACGTCCAGCGCATCATCGTCGGCGGCAGCCCGAGGCAACGCCCGACGCGGCGCAGCCACCACCGCGTTGTACGACGGCAACTGCCGGGCAGCGGGCGCGAACGGCACATGGTGATGCAAGTCCAAACGCGCCGCAGGAACCGGCACCGGAGCCGGCGCGGCCTCGCGCTGAGGAGCAGCAGGCGCCCGATAGCCGAGATCCGGCAGCCCCAGATACTCCGACGCCAGCCGCGGATCAGCGCCCCCATCCACCAGCGTCTTCCACGCAGTCGACTTCGACTCCGTCTCCTTCACCTCCAACTCCCGGTCCGTCGGAGTCGGATCCACGAAGTCGAACTCCAGGGCGCGCGCCGCGTCCTTGCCGTACAGCGGAAGCAGCTGGTGGTTCAGTGCGCCGCGGATCGCCCGCAGGTCGGGCACGACCAGCCAGCGGGAGAACATCACGTCGGCGGCTTCCATGTTCGCCCGGTTCGCGTCATCGACCGTGCCGAGCATCGGCTTGGGGAAGCCGAGCCCTTCGCGGATCACCTCGCGGGAGGCGGCGTTCGACTCGACGAACTGCATGTCGCGCTGCGTGTACTTGCGGTCCTTCCACGTGCCGTGCTCCAAGAACGCCACCCGGTGGGCGTTGGCGACACCCTTGTGCTGCTCGTTCCAGCGGGCTTGGAGCTGGTCCCACTCGGGGTCGGACAGGACGGACGGCAGCTCGATGATCCCGCCCGGCTCCGCACTGTTCATGAAAAAGTTCCGCTGCCATTCGGCCGCATACTTGTTCGAGTCGATCTCGGCGAGCAGCGGCTGAATCGGGGAGATCCCCCGGTACGGATCACGGGGGTGCGGCGTACGAATGAAGATCACATCTTCCAGACGCAACGCCACCTCCTCGCCCCCCGGCCCCGTGTACATGTACCCCGACAGGAAGTCGGTGGGGTGCGGCACCGGCTGAATCCGGTCCGGGCGCACATTCCACATCTCCAGCGGCATCGACGACCGCGCACTATTCCGGGCGATCACCCACCATGTCTCCCCCGTCAGCCCCTTGTGCTGCTGCCCCGCCTCCACGAAAATCTCGCGGGTGAAGAACTTGTTCGGCTGATTCCACAAGTCGAGCACGGGGTGAACCGCAACCTCCTGCCGGTCCTCCTTCAACCCGGATGCAGCCTTCCGGTACAGGTGCCACTCCACCCCGGCCACAGCCTTCGACCAGCGGCTGACGATCGCGTGGACCGTGCCCACCGTCTCCATCGCCCGCATCTGCGCCTCAGCCCCAGACGGTGCCCGCCATGGAATCGACAGCCCGCCACGCGACGACACATACGGCACCGGCGTCTTATTCCTCAACGCACGCAGAGACCTCACCGGACCGTCCCCTTCTCATTGTCAGACAGGACACCCATCAGCAGCAGCGACAGAGATGCTCCAGCGAGGCCGGCGCCGACACCCCAAGTAACCCAGGCGCTAGCGGTGCCGCAGGCGAGACCACCAGTGGTGTACAGGCCGGCACGGGCGTCTGCGACGGCGGTAGCGGCCGTGGTGAGGCGTGGGCGGGCCGCGGCGAGTCGGGCGAGGGTCTTTTTCACGCCGGGGCCTCCGGTTGGTCGGGGTCGGGCTCACGGGTATTGTCCACGCCCGGGCGGTGGGGCGGCTAGCAGCCGGCGATCACAGCCAACGCACCCGCGTCTTCGGCCCCGCATGAAACGCCAAAAGGAGCGCGTCCGCATTGTCCGGAGACCGGCCGATCCGCTTCTTCGTCTCGTCTTTCGGCTCCACCACAGTCCGCCCCGCGCTGTCCGTCGTGTACTTCGGGGCCGTCAACTGCGACACCAACCGCTCCCGATCCTTCTCCTCCAGCCCGGACATGTCCCACGCCAGATCCTCCGACAACTGCCGGCCGACCTCCCACCACAGCTGAGACCGCAGATTCTTGAACCGGGCCGGATTCGACGACGACTCCGACACGTTCACCCCCACCACCTGCGCCCGGTGCAAGCCCTGCGACTGCTTCTCCCGTAGTGAGCCGACCACACCCCACCCGATGCCGATCGCATCCACCTTCACGATCGCGGCCTGCGACTGGTTGATCGCCTCAACGATCCGGGCCACAGACCTCACCGGGTCCCGCTCGCGGAACCGCCACTCCCGGCCCACCACCACACCACGCCGCTCCCTGATCACCGTCTCGTCACCGCCGGCGCCCATGTCGATACCGAGTTCCACCGGAACGAGCTGGCCCGGCTGCCACGGGATGTCACGGGGCCGGCAGCAGGCGCGGACCTTCGACAGGCGTACCACGCCATCCTCAGCATCGTCGGGGAACTCACCGAGCACCTTGGAGATGTAGGTGGGCGACTCCTCCCCGTATTCCTGCCGCATCTCCTCCACGTAGGAGCGGGAGACGAGCATCTCCCGCAGTTCGTCGGGCACGGCTTCGCCGGTGAAGTTGGGGGTGTCGAACGCGGAGATTTTGATGGTGTTCCAGCGTCCGCTCCCGCAGACGCGAGCGAACTCGGTGCCGGGGTCGTCGGGGTTGCCGATGGCGAGGAGGCGGCAGTGCTCGCCGGTGGCGATGGCGCGCGCGGCGGTCCAGAACTGCTTGTTCACGCCGCAGGCTTCGTCGAGGATGACGAGGACGTACTTGGCGTGGATGCCCTGGAAGGCGTGCGGGTTGTAGTCGGACGGTTTGCGGCCGAACGCGATCAGCCGTTTCCCCAGCTTCCAGTCTGTTTCGTTGATCCGGCCCAGGAACGGCCGGCCCCGCGCTTCCGCTTTCGTGAACGCCCCGTTGATCTCCGACCACAGGATCGCCTTGACTTGATCGCCCGTTGGCGCGGTCGTCACCACCCGCGCCTCACCCGGCGGATGAATGTCCAGCCACCACGCCACCAACTGGGCGGCGAGGAAGCTCTTGCCGACACCGTGGCAGGACTGCACGGCGGTCTGCCGGTGGTCGCGTACCGACTCGGCGATCTGCACCTGCTTCGACCACAGGTGCACGCCCAGTCTCTCCGACGCCCAGCGGGCGGGCTGTGTGCCGTACGCGGTGGCGCGGCTGGCGAACTCGCGCTCGTCGACGGCGCCCTGTAGTTGGTCCCGCAGATCCTTCAGTTGGCGGGTGTCGCCTGCGCGTACGAGCTGGCCGACTTGGGCGCGGATCCGCGCGACGTCATCCGTCGGTGCTGTCATTGCCGACGGTGCGGTCGAGGAGGCTGATGATCTCGTCGCCGAGCTGCTGCGCGTCGACGCTCACGCGGGAGGGTGCGTCGAGGCCGGTGAGTTTCCGGAAGCTTTCGAGGCTGGCCCTCGCTTCGCGGATCGCGGCGAGCTTGGGCCCGTTGTCCTTGAGTGGCTGGCCGTCTGCGCCGGTGATGATCCTGCCGTGGGAGACGACGACGTGGTCCGCTTCAAGGACTTCGAGGGCGGCTTCGTAGAGGGTTTCCAGGCGTTCCATGTGGAGGGCGAGGAGCTGTTCGGCTGGCCCTTGGACGATTTCGCGGAGGGCGCGGCGGATTGCTTTGCGGCAGGTGCTCTTGTCGCCGTAGCCGAGCTCGGCGGCGATGGCTTCGAAGGTCCATCCTTCGGCGCGGAGTTGTGCGGCTTGGGCGTCGCGTTTGGCGGTTTGGGGGGTGCGGATGTATTGGCCTTTGCCGCTGCGGGCGTGTTGGTTGGGGTTGGTCATGACGTCCGCCTCTCGCGTGTTACCTGCGGCTTGTGGTCTGATGGTAACGGCGGCGTGCAACTGGTGGACGGTGTGTGCGCAGCGAAGGCCCGCGTTTCTGGTTGCGACCAGAGCGCGGGCCTTCGTCATGCCATGAGGGTCAGGCGTCGGGGATCTCGTCGGCGTGGACGGTTTCGAAGTGCCACCAGCGGCCGCCCTCCCACTGCATGACCTTCGCGGTGTCGGCGCCGGAGCGGAGGGCGGCTCGCACGTGGGCGAACGCCTTGGCTTCGCTGATGTGGCCCACTTCGGCGAGTTGGATTCCGTTCTGAGTGAGGATCACGCGCCAGGGTTCGCGGGGCTTTGCGGTCATGGGGTTGGCCCTCCGGTGAGGTCGGCACGATTGCGGATGATCTTGTCGATAGCGGCGCAGGCATCCGGTCCGGGGCTTCGGGTCTCGCGCATGCCGTGAGCGGCGGCCTTGGCGCCGGACGGGAACAGCGGCACGGGCGACGCATAGTCACGGATCGCGTCGGCGGTCTCCGCCGCGATCTCCCCGGACGACACGGCAACCCGGAGCGCCAGGAGGTGATCTCCGTCGTGACATCCGGCCCAGCCGCCGCAGATACGGACACGGCCGTCGTCACGGTCGTGCTGGTGGCAGAGGAACAACCGGGCGGGCTGTGCGTAGGTCGGCTCGTCGTAGGCGGTGAGCTTGGCGTACTCGTCTGCGGTCCAGATGCCGGAGGGGACGTCCTGCCGGTACGGGCACGAGGTGCAGGGGCGCGGTGCGGGCGGCCGGACGCTCATGCGAGTCATCCTGTCGTGTCGGGTGGTCAGGCGGGGTTCGGGGGCCGCCGTCCAGCAGCGGCCCCCGACGGATACGGTGCTCAGCTCTCCCAGCCTTGGGCGACGTCGAGGGCGCGGCGGAGCGCGGACGCGAACGGCAGGCGCTGCGCCTCCGGCAAGCTGGCGAACACCTCCTCCTGCCGCTCCACGGAGTGGATCTCAGTCACGGTCACGGCCACACCAGAGACGTCCGGGCGCACGAAGAGAGCACCAGCAATCAAGGTGTTGTCCTCCCAGGTTTCCCGATCGGTGAGCGCCTGGATCAGGTCAGGCAGCACGGCGGTGGGTACGCCGACTTCGGCGACGCCGCGGCTGTCCGGGCCCGTGATGCCGAACTCGTAGAGCCCGGTGGCGTCGGCGCTGGTGATGCGCATCAGTACCTCGGCGTCACCTTTGTCGGCGCGGAGGCCGGCGGGGATGACGCGGAGGGTGGTGCCGCAGGCCATGGTGTAGTCCCAGGGCTGGGGGGTGAGTTCGGCGATGACCTGGTTGTAGGCGGTGTTGAAGTCCACGGGGTTCCTTTCAGACGGCGAGCGCATCCGCGAGGAGCTGGACGCGGGTGAGGGCGGGGAGGCCGACGGGGTCAGGTTTGGCGGAGGCGCTTGCATTCGTCGCAGGTGACGTAGGCAAGGTTCTTGGCGTACCGGGTCTCGCCCCAGCCCATGTCCCGGTCGGTCGGCACTGCACCGCACAGCGTGCGACTGCCGTTCTCGGCGGAGCTGTACTGGACCCGGTAGAAGCTGTTGCCCCGCTTACGTGCGATGCGCTGCCGGATGTGGACGGGCCTCTCGTCGGTCGTCTCGACCGGCTCCCTGCGTGCGAAGAACGGCAGCGGGTCCACGCCCTTGCCGTTGTCGTCGACGGCGATCAGCCACTCGTCGAACAGGTCGTCGCCGAGGCGCTTGTGGAGTTCGTCGAGGAGCCAGCCGCGTGTGAGGGCGAGTTCCTCGGTGACGGGCTGCGTCTCGGTGATCGTCCATGCGATGCGCAGCGCCTCGTCGTTGAGGTTTGCGGCCATCGCCGCCCCCTTGGCCCTGAGCTGTGCCGCGTGCGCCTTGGCGTCCATCTGGGCATCCTGGCGGGTGGTGCTGGCGGGGGTCGTCTGCTGCGCCGTGGAGTTGGTCTCAGGCAGCCTCCGCGTAGCGGGAGGCGAGCAGGTGCTGCGTGCCCTTGTAGCTGAACAGGCCCTCGTACAGCGCATCGTCGACGACCCCGTAGGCGTAGACGTGGATCCATTTGCCGGTGGTGCGGTGCTGCGCCCACACCCGGACGGGCTCGGTGCCGGTGGCCTTGCGGTAGGCCTTGGCGACGTGCCGGCCGAACCATGCCTTCTGGCCGTCCTTGAGGTCGCCGCCGCCGATGCGGTCCAGGAAGTCGCCGGTCCGTACGAGCCGACCCGCCTCGACGGCTGCGGCGATGTGGCCGGAGAGGGTGCGGTAGCCGAGGGCGCGGCTGGTCTTCGCTGCGGCGTGGAGGGTGTTGCGGCGGGTGCGGGTGGCGGCGGTGTTCATGTGGTTCCCCCTCGTTCGCTTCCTTGTGAGACCAACTGTAGCCACAGTGTGGCTACAAGGCAAGCCTTGTGAGAGACTTGCCGTAGCCACAAAGGAGGCATGCAATGGCAGGCAAGGAACCCACCGCGCTCCGGCGCTTCCGCACCACTGATGACCTGTGGGAACGCTTCGGTGACGCCGTCGAGCAAGGACCCGACCCCGAGGCCGACATGTCCAAGGTGCTGCGCGCGTTCGTGCGCTGGTACGTCAACGAGCCAGGCGCGAAGCTCCCCGACCGGCCCGGCCCCACGGAGGACTGATGGCGACGGACCTGTACCGCATCTACGACGAGAAGACCCGGCTCCTATACGTCGGGATATCCGACAACGCCCTGTACCGGACGCAGACGCACAGCATCCAGGCGCCGTGGTGGTTCATGGCCGACACCTGGTCTATCGAGAGCCTCGAAACCCGAGACGCAGCGGAATGGGCGGAATTCGAAGCCGTGCGCGACGAGGGGCCCTTGTACAACATCAACTACAACGAGTGGTTCAAAGGATCAGCCGGTGATGCCCGCCAGGCGGCCCCGGCCCATCTGGTCCGGAAGCCAGTCGCGTGGGAGCCTCGCTCTCGTGGGCCAGTCCCACCCCCGTACCGAATCCGCCGCTGGCGCTGGGGCGGCCGCATCGAACGCCTTCTCTTCCCTGAGGTCCAGATCACGGCTGGCATGCTGATCAGCGCGTATCCGCACCTTGCCGAGGAAGCCGAAGGAGTGCCTGCCCCGTGGGGCAGCCACGCAGTCGTCGCACGCGCGGTGCTCACCTCGCTCGTGTCCCTGGACGAGGTCACGGGCGCGTCTGCCGTCGGCGACGCGTGCAAGGACTTCATCGTCTTCTCGTCTGCGATGAGCATGGGCCTGCTGAAGCACGACGAGGTGTACGGCACGAACGAGGAGCCGACCGCATGAGCGAGCGCACGGACAGGATCATCAACGACCGTCTCCAGGAGCGCCCCGCCGCCTGGTACGCCTACGAACACGACCAGTTCTTCCATACGCAGGTGGAGATGGTGCGATCCCTGCTCGGCGTCATGGAGTCGGCGATGCAGCGTGAGGGCGTCTCCTACGACTCGGCAGGGCGGGTGCTGAACGAGGTCATGCACGTGTGTCTCGGCGACTGGGAGCAGGAGAAGCTGCACCGCGAGCGCTCGCTGCTCCTCGCGGACATGACGGCAGACTTCCGAGGCAAGCCGTTCGGCCCGACCGCCGACCGCCCGGTGAGCGGCGAGGAGACGAGCACATGAGCAGTCTTAAGGCCGCCACCGACGTGCTGCGCGCCACGCTGGCCGCCGCGCAGGAGGAGCGCCACATGCGCTCCGATCTCATCGGCGGGCCGGACGGGCCCGAGTGCGAGTGGGCTACCTACGAGCGCGCGCGCATGCACGAGATCGTCAACGCGATCCGCGCCGAACGCGGCCTCGCGCCCGTGCCGG